TTTTCTGTTCAGCCTTTAGGTATTCCTTGATAGGCGGTACATCCACACCCTCAAAGCTGACAGGTTCAGGCAGAGTTATAACTGAAGCGGAGTTTGCTTTTCCGCTTGCGATTTTGTCGGTGAGAGCCTTTGGCTTTCTGCCTGCACCGACACGCTGACCGCCACGGTTTGTACCGTCTTTTGCCACTTTGAATTCACCTCGTTTTCTGCTTGGGGGTTAATACCCCGTTTGATTTCCGATTTTTGCACACGAAAGCCCACGCCCGTTGCACGGATGAAAAGGTGTAGAGATTTGACTACCCCCGGTTACCATTCCAACGGTCACCTTCACGAGCTGTAATCTCGGAGTGACAAGATTTACAAAGCGACATCAAATTGTTTGCTGCGTGTGTTCCACCTTTGGAAAGAGGAAGGATGTGGTGAACCTCCTCGGCAGGAGTCAGCTTGCCGTGCTTCTTGCACTCCTCACACAACGGATTTGCTGCAATGTGTCGGTCACGGATTCGCTTCCAAGCTCTGCCATACCTACGGCGTACAGCAGGGTCTCTGTCGTACTTCTCGTAGCGTTGGTTCTCTTGTCGTTGGTGTTCATCACAGAACCGCCCATCTGTAAGCTTGGGACAGCCGGGGTAAGAACACGGTCGCTTGGGTTTCTTGGGCATTGTTTCACCTCGCTTTCGGGCATAATAAAAGCCTCCGGGTATGTTGCACCCCGAAGGCTTATCTTTCGACACTACCATTATAGCATAGGTGAAGCGGACAAAACGGACAACTTTTAATTTTTTGCAAGAAAGCGGTCGTGTGCCTTACGGACACCGTCCTCGGTGTTACCACCGCCAATGCTGAAGGCTATCTGCCGCCAACTTAATCCGTTGATATAGCGGAGTGCCAATATCATACGCATTTGGGAATCTTCCACGGTTTCTATATAGCGGTTAATGCGGTTGAACTCATAGAAGCACTTTTTAAGGTTCAAATCAAGGAGTGCTTTTAAGTCGGCTATTTCAGCGGCATATTTTGCCACTTTGTCGGAATTCCACGGCACTCTCGGCATACCTGTTATTTGGGCGGTACAGGAAGTTGCGAGTATTTCAAGTTCCTCCAATCGGCGCTGCTGTTCCTCAATTTCCCGGTTTAAGTAATAGAGCTGTGAAAGCTCTTTTTTTGTCATAGGCATATCCCTCCAATCTCTGCCTTTACTGCGTCCATTAACGCATCTTGGGTTATTTCCTTTTCACGAAGAGCCTTCATAATTCGCTCATCGTTTGTACCTTTGGCAATAATGTGGTGAATTACCACAGTTTTGGATTTTTGACCTTGTCTCCACAAACGGGCGATGGTTTGAAGGTATAATTCCAAGCTCCAAGTGAGACCGAACCAAATAAGGGTCGAACCGCCTTCTTGGATATTGAGCCCGTGACCTGCTGAAGCCGGATGAATGACAGCAACAGGAATTTTGCCATTATTCCAATCGACTATGTCCTTCGAGGATTTTATTTCCCTCACATCGAACCTTTTTCTGATTCGCTCAAGATCATGCTTGAACCAATATGCCACAAGTACGGGTTTGCCGTTTGCCTGTTCGATTAAATCCTCAAGGGCATCAAGTTTGCGGTCGTGGATTTCAATATAGTTTTTATTCTCGTCATAAACTGCTCCATTTGCCATTTGGGAGAGTTTATTGCTCAAGGCTCCTGCGTTCACCGCATCGATTTCCTTATTGGCAATCGCAAGAACGAGGTCTGTTTTCAATCCGTTATACATTTTCATTTCTTTTTCCGAAAGGCTGACCTCAACCTCATTTATAATGCATTCAGGCATTTCGAGGTAGTCGGTGCTTTTCATCGAAATGGTTATATCGGAAATTCGTCTGTAGATTTCTTCTTCTGCACCTTCTTTAGGCTTGTAGGAAAAAATCACTTGACCATTGCGTTTGTCGGGACGAAAGAACTCGTCCCTGTAATGGGTAATGAACCTTCCGAGTCGTTTGCCCATATCAAGCAATTTGAACTCTGCCCATAAGTCCATAAGTCCGTTTGAAGAAGGTGTACCCGTAAGACCTACCATTCGGCTGACGGTCGGTCGAACCCTCATCAGGCTTCTGAACCTTTTGGCTTGGTGGCTTTTGAAGGAAGAAAGCTCATCAATCACAACCATATCATAATTGAAGGGCAGCCCACTTTGCTCAATTAGCCATCCCACATTTTCTCGGTTGATAATGTAAAGGTTGGCAGGCTTTTTGAGTGCAGCTTTTCTTTCGGCTTCCGTTCCAACTGCGATGGAGTATTTGAGACATTTCAAATGCTCCCATTTCTCGATTTCCGCTTTCCATGTATCCCTTGCAACACGGAGAGGTGCTATGACGAGAACCTTCTGCACCTCAAATGTGTCAAGGCAAAGGTCGTTGATAGCGGAAAGGGTTATTACACTTTTTCCAAGTCCCATATCTAAAAGGACTGCTGCGACAGGGTGCTCCTCAATGAACTCGGTTGCATAGGTTTGGTAGTTATGCGGTACATATTTCATCAAGTACACCTCCAATGCATTCAGGGTTGTCAATGCAGAAAACCGAAAAGCCGAGTGATTCTAACTGTCGTTTTCTGCGTTCTTGAAGCGGTCGTAGTTTTTTGCCCGGTGCTTTGAGTTCGGCAAATGCCATAATGCCACCGGGCATCAGGATTATTCTGTCAGGAACACCATCAAAGCCGGGAGACACGAACTTCAAGCAAAGACCGCCTTTTTCTTTGACCGCTTTTCTCAATTTATCTTCAATCACTTTTTCTCTCATTTTGAACTCCTTGTTTCTCGTTGATGTTGCCGAGTGGGTTAAAACTCTCTCGTGCGTGTATGCGTGTATATGTTGCTATTTATCTCTTTATCTTTATATTTTTCTTTTATATAAAGTTTTTTGGAAACAAAGGAAACAACCACACTACAAGGCTGACCGCCCACGGCTTTGGGTTGTTTCCTCAAAAAGTTTCTGTTACCCCTTTAAGGAAAAGAAGGAAACAACATCAATCTCTTTTTGCGTTTCCTTTGGCAACACGGACGAATGTCTTTTGAACCCCATAACCGGGGATTCTCATCTTGCCGGATGCGTTGCCGGAATAACGCTCCCAACCACCGAGCTTATAAAGGATGCCTTCAATTTCATAGGAATCACCCTTTTTGATGCTCTCACGGGGTTTGCCGAAGCACTCGCACCATATTTCCATAACGCAAACACGGTCACGCTCGACAGAGCCATTCCTTTTAACCTCACCGAACTCTGTGCCGTTGAGATAGCTTTTTCTTTCGTACAAATCCATAGATGCCCACTCATCGGGAAGCAAGGTATTAAGGTAATCCTCAACAATGCCTTCTCGGTCATCCGTTTCCATTGCATCTCTTTGCATAGCATATGCTTGTTCCGCAATTTCACCTTTAAGGAACAGCTCCTCTCCACGGTTGTAATACTCCACGGCTTCTGCCCATATTTGGTCGACTTCGGTAAGTTCCCAAGCATGGTATTTTCCTTTGCCTGTAATGCTCACCGGGAAGAAGCGGCGGTTACCTGTGATGTCACGAAGGAAGCCACCATCGCTGTTGGTTGTGCCTACGATGATACAGCTTCTCGGATGACTTTCAACTGAAGTGCCATAGGCTTGGCGGTACTTGTCATCGGTTCGGGAAACGAAGGATTTGATGGTTTCCACATCAACCTTTTTCATACCGTTAAGCTCCGAAATTTCAAGAATCCAATATCCCTGTAGCTTTTCAGGTGCGGTCTTATCCTTCATATCCGCAATGGACAGAGAGTCAGAGAACCATTGCTGACCGAGCCTTGCAAAGAGTGTTGATTTGCCGACACCTTGCTTTCCGCTGATAACAAGGATGGAGTCGAACTTTGTGCCGGGTTTAAAAATTCTTGCAACGGCTGCCACGAGGGTTTTGCGTGTAACTGCACGGACATATTCCGAGTCTTCAGCTCCGAGGTAGTCCACAAGTAAGGTATCAAGCCTTTCAACTCCGTCCCATTTCAGATCTGATAAATATTCTTTAACAGGATGGTAAAGTCGGTCAGCTGAAGCCACAGCAAGGAGAGCATCCTTGAATTTGGTCGGTGACCATATTCCATAGATGCGTTCAAAATACATCTTTGCACAAGCAAGGTCGGTGTCGCTCCAACCCGGCTTCACCTGTTTCCACGGAAGAGTGCCAATAACATCAATCATATTTTTGAACTGATTGAACACGATACACTTGAGGTTTTCATCGTTTCGGATAATGGTACAAATGTTAGTCATCGTGTCCTTGATGTTTCCGGCTTTGTCAAGTTCCAAAGTTGTCTGCCAATCATCCGTTGAAAACTCATCCGAAGCCTGTGCCATTCGTTCTTCGGCAAACACAGCACGGACAGCTTCATCCTTTAAGGCAAATTCGCACATTGCTTTATAGGACGGGAGCTTGGATGGAGGTGTATTTCTATCGCACCTATCATCAACCTCCCGGTATAGGTGCAGTCTAACTAAATCAAAAGCATTCAGGAGCTGTCCGCATACAGGGTCGGTTGCGTGATGACTGTATGCAAACTTGCTGTCATACACAACGACACCTGCCGCAGAGTCAGCCGGGATATAATCAAATCGTCCGTTCATCGCACTCGGTGCGTAAACATCGGACAGGAACTTCTCGATTGCTTCCTCGATGGTGTATGCTCGGCAGAATGCTCCGACCACACCCGGTTTCGTGAGAGGGTCAGCTTGGGTTGCAACACTCCTCTTTACAACTTCCGACTGCCTTGAGGAAACAGGATAAGTTGAAACATCGTGCCAATCGTCATATTTGGCAAGGTACACATCAGGGTCAAGGTCATCTCCACGCTTCACATCGTGGAAAAACTCTCCGTTAATGGAGGTTGACGGAAAATACATAAGTCTGCAAGGTTCGTATGTAGTGTCATCGAACATATCAATGCCGATTTCCTTTGCGACCATTCTTGCGACCGCCGGGTATTCCTCTTCGGAAATATCACGGGAAAGAGGAATAAGCAGACGGAGTCTCGGATTCTCTTTGGTGTGTTTATGTGTGGTATATACGCAGCACTTGAAATCATAGAGCATCTTGATATTTTCCCAAATGTCCGGGGTTGCATAGTCCATATCAAGGGTCAGCATACTGCGGCAGAGGACATTCCCGTTCTTTCGTCTGCCTTCACGGAGATGACCGCCAACGAAGCCACCGACATCCTTGATATTGTCCTGCTGTCCCTTTTTCATTTTTCTGTATTCTTCAACGGTCTCGGTGGTGCGTTTGGTGTAACTTACAACCTCACACAGTTCCTCCCAAGACATCTCTTTGTTTTTCCACCGCTTATCCATACGGCTATTACCAAATGCTATCTTCATTTTTTAACCTCCTCACAAGCCTCGGTGAAATACCTGATCGGCTGTCTTTTTCGTTTTGCTTTTTCAATTTCCATACTCATTCCATTGGAGATGGTTTCACCGAACACCCATAATTCGGCACATTTCGACAGCAGAACGATGTCCATAAAGATTGCAAGGTTTCTTTCCTTTGGGTCATCGTCCGACATGAACTGCGGAAAGAAAAGATGTGGTGCAATAGGGATACATCCTTTGTCAACTGCGTGTCGGCAGAACTTTCTTGCCTTTTCGATGTTTGCTTCGGTGTCCCCAGAAAATGGTGAACATATATAAACGATTGGTCGGAATGCAGATTTCTTTGCTTCCGCTTCAATCCGTGTAAGTGCTTCATATGCTGTCGGGTCGTAGTAGCGTTCTGCGTTGTACATATTAACTCCCATTGTTTTCAGTCCTTTCTGTAAAAATCGCAGACATACCCATCGGCACGAAGCAGAAGTCCATCTGCCCAAGCCGGGGTCTGTCCCATAACCCGACAAATATCGTCAAGCGAAGTTTCGGGTGTTGCTTCAATAACTGCTTCATCGTGGATGTGCATAACAATTGCATATCCCGAAGCCTTGAGCCGAAGCATAGCTTCAGCAAGTATGTCACGGGCTGTTGCCTGAACGATGTTCTCGACAAACTTTGCACCGTAGCTTTCGAGCCGTTCCCATTTCTTTGTGCCTCCGACACCTTCATAGGTCACCGACTCACCACCGAAGCGGTTTGAACCAATCCTCGGTTTTACATACGCAAGCCTTCTGCCGGAAGGAAGCATAATGAATAGGATTCCGCTTTGAATTGAGAACCCAATCCCGTGGGTATAGGTGTTGTGTCTTTCTTTGATGCATTCCTTAACTGCTGAGTCAACCGCATACCAAAACCGCACGATTTTTGTGTTTGCCTGTCTCCAAGCATCCACAAGCGGCTGAAGCTCGGACTCCTCAATGCCCATCTGTAATGCACCCATTGCTTTCAATGCACCAACCGAACCACCGTAACCGAGAGCAAGTTCCGCAATTTTACCTTTTTGTCGGAGGTGTCCGTTCACACCATTTTTCTCGACAGGAACATGAAACATCTGCGATGCGGATGCACAATAGATGTCACCGCCTTGAGAAAATACACCTTGCCGCCATTCCTCGCCTGCAAGCCAAGCAATGACACGAGCTTCAATTGCAGCAAAGTCAGCAACATAGAAACGGCATCCTTGCTTTGGAACGAAGGCGGTTCTTATAAGCTCCGACAAAACAAATGGTACGAAATCATAGAGCATTTCTATATCGTTGTAAAAGCCTTTCTTTACAAGATTTCTTGCTTGCTCCAAATCAGGGAGATGGTTCTGTGGAAGGTTCTGAACTTGGATAAGTCTTCCGGCATATCTGCCTGTGCGGTTTGCACCATAGAATTGAATGAGACCCCTTGCTCGGCTGTCTGCACCGACTGCATTAACCATTGCCGTGTATTTCTTGA